GACAGACGGATATCATCTGGACCATCCTGACGTACTCTACCTCCTTGTCCCCACATCAAGTAGGTTTCAATGTCATTTGCAACTTTAGTCAAGTGTGCAGCTTCCAAAGTAGTCAAGAAGGTACGAGATAATGAACCATTGTTCATTGCACGTTTAACATAATCCTTACCCATACGGCTAACCATGGTATCCAAGTTAGCTACAGCAGGATCAATGTTCTTATCAAAGTTTCTCCAGATTTCAGTTACAGGTACAGTACCATCTGCATTCAAACCACCCTTGATCATAAGATCAGCACGGCTAGAAATAGAGTAATGTACGTGTGCTTCTGCACCACCTACAAAGTTGTAGAATTCACGGAAGCCAGTAGCTGTGATGATATCAGAGAATCTTTCTCCATATTCACCACGAGCAGAACCTTTACGGAAGATTTTGGTACCAGATACAAGATACTGATCAGCATCAATACCGTTACCAGTATCATTGTTTACGAGTTGTACAGTGTACAAGAAACCGTCACCGAGAGGAAGGATATCATCTGCAGTAACATACATTTCAAAACCATTGTACTTATCGTAAGTGATGATATCACCATGACCAAATTCTCTGCGTGACAATTTGATCTGGAAGGTAGTACCATCAAGACCTACAATGCCTGCAGCTTGTGAATCTACAATGTAAGGAAGATCCTGAACTACAGGAGTCTGCCACTTGTATTCACCACGTGCATTGTCTACATTAATTACGTTCTTACCACCAAAGGAAGACATCTGATAAAGCGGCATCTCAACCTTTTGTGCCATTGCCCAAAGGTCAACTGGTCCAAGGTCCATCGGCTCCGCATTCTTCAGCATGTTAACCAGGTGGTATGAATCTACGTGCGAACTAGCCGCATAATTGGTATCTCGTAGAAATATACCATTGTTTAAAACTGGAGTTGCCATTTACTTATTTATTTAATTAAAAGGGTTATCGTTTATCGTTTAAAGAAGTTACCACCACGTGGGATTCTTCTTTGTACTGTTTCTTCTTTTTCAACAACAGGTGCACTTGTCTGCATCTTAGCTTGTTCAGTCTTTAATTGACGAACTGTCTTTTCTACAGCTTCAGTTTTACCCTGTTCTTTTACTTTACTTCTGTAACCATCTGGATCAGCTAAAAGCCATAAGGCTTCAGCAATCAACGGATAGTTAGGTTCAACGTACTGATATTTCTCTAGAAGATGTCCTAACATATTAGTAGGTCTTCCTGAAATAGATGGATAGTTTGGTTGTACAAGACCATTATATAATAAGCCTTGAACTTTTTTATCCAGCTTCAGTCCGTTAATATCAGCAGCACTTACAGTATTATACACGTTATCCATGTACTGTTGTGCAGCTTGCTGCTGTTGTTGACGCATTTGTTCTTGTTGTGCAATTCTTTGTTGTACAACTTCTTCTTGCATTGCATCCAATTTTGGTTTGAACTTCAATGCTTTAGCTTCAAGATCACCACGATCTTTCCATGCATCAATTTCCTCTTGAATGTCTTCATTAGTACCGAAGTTTGTGACTCTAAGATATTCTCTTACAATCTGCTCCTGGTCTTTCTCTACTGAAGGACTTAATTCTCTTACCTCTTCTGCCGCAGCTAGAACTTTAAATAAACCTTTAAGGTCCTGGCCACCATCTGCTACATACTTTGCAGCATATTGCAGTTCGTGTGGTAATGAATCAAAAAATTCAATCGGTGTTTGCTGACGTACTTTATTTTCAATTTCTTGAAAATTAGCTTCAATAAGTTCCTGATAGTCCTTTAATGAATATTCCTCAAGAGGTTTATCATCATCAAATGGAATTATCTTACCAGCTTCAATTAGTTTATTAACTACTTCAGCCATTCCATTCTTTTCTAACTTAGGTCTTCCAGTCTTTGTTTCTGCTGGTTCATCAGCTTTTGTTTCTGCCTTCGGCCTAAAATCACTATCTGGATCGATTTCTTGAATTACGTCATCAATCTTTACTTCTGGTTCCTTCGATTCACCATCTTTATCTGATGAATCCTTGTCAATAAAACTGAGGTCAACATTTGGCCTAGAAAATAAATTAGGTTTTGTCTCCTCTGGAAGCATAACGTTTTCTGCTCCCGGTGCACCTAGAAAGTCTAGACTATCTAGATCAATATCTACTTGCTCAATAGACGTAGTCTCGGCAGTAGCTGTTTCTTTTTCACTCATTTTTTGTTGGTTTTATAGTAACAATATACACAAAAGTATAGATTTAAACTTTAAAAATTAGCACATTAAAATAATAATGTGGCACTTTATAGCAAACAGGGGGCGAATTCCTTATTTCTTCTTCTTCTCGTTGCTCTTTTTATCATACTTATTCTTATTCTCCCTAGCAATTTGCAGTTGTGTACTGGCTATATCTTTTTGTGTATTTAATTTCTGCTGCTCAATGTTCATTTTGTCTCTATTCTCAGCCATTCTATTAATCTCTTTTTCTTTCTGGAGAGTAATATTCTCATTCTCAATACCCATCTTATTAATCTGTGCAAGAGAATCCATGTAATCTGATTGTTGATTCTGATTAATATCAACGGTAGCACCAAAGCCAGCAGATCTGATTCTAGCTTCTTGCAGTCTAGCTTGTCTATTAAGATCATTCTGTTCTGCTTCAAACTCTCTCTTAAGTCTTGCTTCTTCAGCTTGAGACTGCAATTGTTGTTCTTGCATCTGTTGCTGTTGTTGCATTTCTTCCTGACGCATCTGCTGTTGTTTCTTCTCAGTCTGCTTAAGTACCTGGTCTACATCAGGTAATGAATCAGCCATCATGAGTTTACCTAAGTCATAGATAGAAGCACCTGTAGTATTGTTATTAATAGCCAATTGCTTAAGCTGTTCTACTATAGCTCTATGATTTGCCTTGGTTGTACAGAATATATTTAGATCTCTAAGTAGTAAGTCTGTACCGTTTATTTCAAAGTTCTTACGTTCCTCTGTAGTTGTAAGGTATTGCAATCTTACAGATGGATTGGTAGACTGGTAGAATTGTGCTAAGTCAGTACGCATCTGATGTACTCTAGGCATCAGATAATCCGAATGCTGCATAAAGTAAACCTCAGTTTGTGCGTAAGATGCATTAACAGATTGCTCAACTCCAGTAGCTGTTTGCTGAGATATCTGTTGCCCCATACGTTGGGGTGTAATACCAATGACTTCAAATGCCTGATTCTTAAAGTATCCAGCAAGATTAATCCTTGACATCAAACGGTTTGTTTGTTCAAGGTCAAGTTTTTGATAATGCTGGAATGATAAAGCATTCTCTGTATTAGTAATAGATGTATCCAGAGGTAACATCTGGAAGTTCTTCATTGCTACGTATGCCTTAGCAAGATTGTTCTTTCCCCAGTCTTCTCCCAAACTATGTCTCGGTAAAGCATTCTGATCTAATAAGATTACTGTTCCAAGTTCATCTACAAGGATATCGGCAATCTGGTTATTTACGATATTATAACCAATCTGGAATGGCTTCATTAAGTCTACAAGAGATGTAGATCTAGTATTTCTATCTGAGAATACAGATCCCTCTACAGGTAGCTTACAACCATACATAGTATCATCACCCTTAAATTGGAATTTAAGAGGTCCAATGTTATTGTTATTAATTCCTAAATAGATAGGATTGATACCACCGGGGTTATTAGTTCCCCAGTATGTGGGATGGTTTGGTCCAATCTTAACACCACCCCATACCTCATTAATCCAGATCCAGTCAATGTGTTCTCCAAATAAAAGATTCTGCTTACTCTTGTTCTTAAAGAGGTCAGTATTATAAAGAGGCTTATCTGTTACTGAGTATGACTCATCAACAATATCATTTGTTACCTCTCCAAAATCATCAATCTTGGTAAGGTGACCTACTTTTCTTTGTGACTTCCAGTAAACTGTAGTTACTCTAAGGAGGTTAGTCATACCCATATCAAAGTAATCCTCGCTATCTGCTAGGATCCAGTTTACAATATCTCCTCCACGAAGTGTATTATCCCACATAGAGGTATACTGACGATACCCCAATGACGGCATATTGGTATTCCAATCATGTGATTTAGTACCATCATAGTAAGTACCATCATTCTGATATCCTTGTAATGGGTAACCAGCAGAACGTACAGGGTAGATTTGTTCTAATGTTTCCATCTGTTCCTCAGTCATCAACCATCCATAACGGTCAATAACATCAGCAACAGTCATCATATCATACTTTCCAACCCATTGACCCTGAGATATATATCTTACATCAGGTGATTTATGGTAGAATGTAAGTACTGGATTCCAAAGTTCAATATCATAATCATCATCAAGCATTCTAAAATGCCAGAATTCCCTATCAGTAATGAGCATATCTCTGAATGCTCTTTCTTCTAGTTCATCCATTTTGAATCTTTCTACATCAACTGCATGCTGATGAGCAGCCCATTGTTCTGATAATGATCTGTAACTCTTGTCAAAAAATGCCTGAATCTCAGGAAGCTGTCTGATTGCTTCTGGTGATGTAGCCTGCTGATATTCTTCTGATTCAATGTCTACACCATCTTCAGCCAGGCGCATCATCAATTCACGTTCAGCATCATATACTAATGCCTGTTCTACTTCTTGTCTTTTTAATTCAAGGAGTTCGTTATATGAAATATCATCTACTGCTCTATAGGATACAGCACTTGATCTTTTGGCAAATTCAGCAACTAACGTATTAATTACATTAGGGATAATCGGATAGAATTTAAGTTCTAATGCAGATGCGTCTTCCTTGGTAAGGACTTCCATAAGATCTGCATACTCATTATCCTCCTCAATTATATAGTCACCCTTGTCTATAATACCTTTGGCAAGCTTGTAGTTCTTCATTAAACGTCTTGCATTTCTGCGTACATGCTGTAATCCCTTCCATTCAAGCCAGTCTAAGTTCCAGGCAGTCCATTCATTATCCTTTTTTGACCTAGGAATAAACTGGATAGGCTGGTTTAGAGTACCCATTTTATTGTACTCTACTTTGGCACCAGCCTTCATTTGCATCGCATTATATATCTGCATGTCTTATCTTAAATTTCTAAACGGTAATTTTGGTAGTCTCATTCCTGAAACTGAACCAGATGCCCCTCCAATATGACGGAACGGACTTCTATTCAATTTACTGAAATTATTATTATTATCCAATTTTTTGCCACCAGATTCCTCATATCTTTTCTTATAACCCCTATTAGCTTGTTGAACCTTGGCAAAAGCTACTAATGCAGCAAAGCTAACCAGTCTATCGACGTTTACACCATCTCTATATGCCATCATCTCCTTGAGTAGCATAGGATCTGGTATTCTTTCTATTCCATATACTGTTTTATATACCTTTCCACTTTCGTCTACATCAGTATATAATTCCTCTTTTACAAATTCAATGGCATAACTAAGCATATGACTCTTGAACAATGTCCCTGTATTTCTCCAGCCATACTCCTGGAAAACGTTAGCATTTGCACCAATATCTTTGAGGAATAGTATCTGTGACCTAGGTACGAGGAATCTCTGCTTCTTTCTATAGATCATATGGTTAATAAACTGGCTAATGTTATTTTCTACAATAGTCCAGGCATTATACCATTCAATTATAAGTTCTAATCTTTCATGAGTTTTATTAATATCATCAAATCTACCACACCAAGCAGCTACTAATTTATCTTGTTCTATGTATGTTTCAACAACATCTCCTTTATTTTTAGTTACCTCAACAGCTGTCTTGTAAACATAGATGGAACATAGTGATTCTGAGGTAGTTGTCTTACCTTCCCCTACTGGATCGACAGAAGCATAATACATTCCAAATTCAGGTTCCTTTACTGGTCTTTCCCATACTACAATAACACCTGTTTTATCCTCAGTATCTTTAGTAATTGGAAATTCCCGAATTGGTAACTTATTGCTTTCAGTAGATTGTATAGCACCTCTCTCATCTCTGTATAAGTCAAGATGTTCGTAGGCATACATTTTATCTTCAATTCGTCTAGTTTGTGCGGTAACAAGATGGGCAGGAAATACAGATACAGTCCTAAAATCAAATGCTTCTTTGATATTTCTAGGGTGCTGAGATATACGTAACTGATAGTCTTGAGGATCTAGTTCTCTTTTCCAGGTAGCAAACTGCTCATCTAATGCTTTTAGTGCATCAGCAACCTGTGAATTACCATATCTATCAATATAAGGTGGCATTGACCATTGCTCAGGTATGAATAATCCTGACCTTCCTATGGTGTTTAGTTCATCTATAAGATCTGTTTCTACACTATAGATGTCATTTGCATCTGGTCTAGTAATCATCTTCTTCAATGGTTCGCATTGACTAAGGTCACCGACAGAACCAGCAGCTATAAACATACCTGTGGTAGTCATACCAGATTTCATAGCAGGTCTAATGAATTCGAAGGTAGTATCCATCTTAGGTGCAATACCTGCTTCCTCGTGAAAAAAGAATTTACATGGACCACCGACACCATTTGTAGGATCCTTTTCAAAAGACATACCCTGTATAACTCCTTTTAATCCTACCTCAGATTTCCTTTTCTGTGTCCCCACATATGTATCAATCTCAATCTTCTGTTGCCAAAAGAGTGTCTTATGGGGATTCATAGGTCTATACCAAGCAGTATGCTTATTCAGAAATGCCTCGTATTCATTAAGAAACTTCCAGGTACCCTTCTCATTGATATAATCTTTAAGACTGGCCCCCATCTTTAGGGTAACCCCTTCCTCAAACCATACCTGATTTATAAACTTACCAGCATGAAAATAGGAACTAGCTATCTGACGTTTCTTTAATATGGCTGCATGCTTATGACTTAATTCAGCAAGCATTTCATATAATGCCATATGATACTGTGCATCACGTATATCAGCAAAACCAAACTTCTGTATCTCCTTATTAAAGATAGGCAAGAAGTTTAGCCACATATAGTAATCACGAGACAGGTACCATTTCTTATCCCCATTTATAAAGAATACCCCTTTCCTACACTTTTGTTTTTCAGTATCCCAGAATGCACGGAAGTCCTTAGTTCCTTCAGGATGTACACAATAGAATCCTTGTGTATTAAAAAGCTTAGCTAATTCATTAAACTTTAGGCTAGTTTCATCAAATTCATATTCTCCAGGAACTTTAAATAGGGTAAGCAAGTAATCCCTAAACTCCATCTGAGAGTTAAAGGTCATATCTGTCCATACTCCATTATCATATACAGGGATATTTGTGTAGAATTCTTGCTGCATATTACATGTTTTGGTCGTATGCTAGGCCGGTACCACCTCTTACGTGACTCTTCTGTTCATCCTGCATATCCCGTAATGCACCCTTATATGACTGTCTAATAGCATCAAAGTCCTTAGCCATTGCTCTAATCTGATTAATATTACCATCTCTACCATCTGTAATAGATGTATTATTCATATAAGTAGCAATATTATCTAGTGCTCTTTTAATACCATTGTACGCCCTCATTGTAGGAGTTTCATATAGTTTCCTACAAAAGTCAATTGCTTGTGGTATACCATCCTCCTCAGGACTAAAATCAGCATCAATCTCTGCTAGTACAATCTCCTCTCTATCTGTATCAACCGTATTAAAGAATGGGTTAGTATCT